TGTCTTCTACATCGGGCAACTCGATCGCGGCGTAATCCTGCAGGCCAATGCGAGCAATCGGCACTTCTTCGCAGAGCAGAAATCCGTTCGGCGTCAGTGACTGTTTCGGCCCCAGTTGCTCGACAGCCAGGATGCCGCTCACGGTAATGGCATCTTTCGTGGGCGATAGCTTCGTCTTGCACGAATGGCACTGGCAGGGTTCGGGCATATCGCGTAGGCAATAAAAAAGCCCCGACTGAGCGGGGCTTGGTGCGGAGTGGATCGTGGTTACTTCAGTTTTGGCGTTGACATCGCACGCTCAAGGCTCCAGCCTTGGCGCATCACACGGCAACGCACGATCTCAAGGCCAACGATGCTGTGTCGGCGCACGACTTCTGCAAGCGGCAGCCGTTCGCCGTTGAACTCAACTTGCACGGTGTTGCGCCGATTGGTCTGTTGAGTTTCCGGGAGAGCCCATCGGCAATTGCCTGGCTCATATCCAAGATCATTCTTGATTCGATCGAGCGAATGCTTTCCGGAAGGGCGGTCACCCATATCCGCAATGAAGTTTTCGAACGATTCCATCCAGCGTTCGCAAACTGCGATACCGCGCCCGCCGTAGTGCGGATACATGCGCACATTCGGCTTTGTGCACCTCGCAATCATCGACTCCCAGGCGGAATATTCAGGTCTGATTGTCCCGCCAGCGGCATATCCGTGTTTGAGCTTCCTTGCACCCAAATCCTCGCGCTGGAAGCATCCGCAACTTCTGCTCTTCCCCGCCATCAGCACGTAGTGACGCACCCGGCGCTCAGTCCCGCATTCACACTGGCAAAGCCAATATTTGAGGTTGTTGCCGCCATCTATAGCATCGCCAATGACAGTCCAACGATTGAACATCTGTCCGATGACGATCGGCTGGTGTATATTTCGCGTAGCCATGTTGACCTCTCTGAAAGGTTGGCTTGGTTAGGAGGCCTCGGCCGTGTTAGCGCACGACGGGGCTTCCGCTATTCTATATCAATCACTTAGCACTACGTTGCACCAGCAACGACAATTGTAGATCGCTCCCGCATGCGCTCTTGCTCCGGTTCGCTTATCGGCAATTGGAGGGCTATTCCATGCGAAGAATTTCCCGTCAAGTTCGCGGTGATCAGATCTAACGTCGCTGTCGTGGCTCGTAGTCCAAATGTAACCTGGGCTTCCAACCGACTCAGCGCGCGCCTGTGTCAGAGTCGTAGCCGTACGCGACACCTCAGTCCGGGCAATCAGCATCGCCCGCGACTCCGTTACCTTGGTCGTTCGCTGAATCTCTTCTGCGACCTGCTTGGCGCGAGTGCTATTTTCCAGCCCTTCGAGAGTCAGCTTATGAACCCGCTGCGCCGCTTCCTTTGGGATGCTCTGGATCAGGTCGACTTGCTCTGCCAGCAGAGCGCGCATCACGGCACCGGTCGGCGCGTTGCGAATTTCCTGCCGCAATCCAGCTGACAGGTCTTTGGCCAGCGTCTTCCACGTCTGCTCATCCCGCAGCGCGACGTCCATCAGCATGTTGCTTGCCGTCTGCGTCGCCCAGCCCTTGAGCATGTCGGCGTAGGCGTTCAGCAGATGCTCGATCGTCGGCACCTGGCTCATGTCGCCGGGGGTGAACGGCTGGATGATCGCGCCTACCTGCTGCGCGACCTTCCGTAACTGCGTGCCGTAGCGCTGTTCAATGCCTCGCGTCTTGACCGGGTTGCGATCACGCTTGCGGTCGAGAGTGAGGATCATTGCTTGCGTATCCGTTTTCGGATCCAGTCGAGAGCGCTCGCCGAGTCTCCAGTCTGTTTCGGCATGGTAGGAATCTCAGGCAAGTCCATATCACCAGGCGGCGGAGCGTTCTTTTCCTGTTCCTCGGCTTCGCTGATGTCTTCATCTGTGATTGAACTAAAAAGACCCGTTACCTGCGACGATGCTTTCAGATCCTTCATGGCCGCAGAGGGCTTCTGGATATTGGCGTCGACTGCGCCGGTGACGGCCGTGACCTTCTTCGTCGCGATATCTGCCTTTTCGGCCTCACTCATTTCCTGAAGGCTGCGGAATTCGAACCCAAAGTCATCGGGCAAAGGCTTACCAAGCGATGACATGGACATCACCGAAAGAAGACGATGCAAGGGATTGCGGTAGCGCCGCTCCTGGTTCTGCTTGACCTTCTCATGCCATTGCTTCATTTCGCCTTCGCCAGTCGCGCCAAGGCCACTAGGCGATTGTCCGAAAAGGCGAGTGAATGGCATACCCAGTGCACCGCAAAGCTGCTGACCGAACTGCAAGAGCATGTCCGAGAGGCCGGCGAACGAGTATTGATGCGTCTCGAACGTGTCTTTCGTATCGATGACCGTCAGACCTTCATTGGTCTGGGCGAGGCGAATGAAATCCATTGCAGCTTTGAGACCAGCCAAGGCAGGGCCGCCGGCCGCAACGATATCGCGGAAATTCTCCACCGACATCGTGCGCAGATGCGCCTTGTAGATCAACTGACCGGCACCGACAGAAGCGCTGTCGAATGCAATCAGGCGATCCCACATCGGCTCGAGCACAGACAGGCCCCAGCCGTTCTCACTGACGCGCTGGTAGAACGGCAGATCCATGCCATCCAGGCGGATAACGCGGCTGTAGTGAATCTTGGCCTTCGGGATCGCTGCGTAATCAGCAATTACGTTGTAGAAGACCGGCTTGCCCATATCGGGGCCGAATTCCGTCACGACTTCGCCAACGGGCGGCGATACCATCCAGCGGTCGAGAATCAGCAGCCCCTTGAACTGATCTTTGCCGATCGCTTCGACGCGCAATGGCGTCTCAAAATCCTGGCCATCGATTAGCATGACCGCGAGCGAGCCGCCGTACAGATTGGCCCACTTGCCGTTGTCACATAGCGCATCCCAGATCGCCATGCGCATCATGTCGCGCTCGATCAGGGAAATGTCTTCCGGGTCGAGCCCCGACATTTCGATGCCGGCGCGCGTCATGTCTTCCGGCATGGCGTCAACAGCAGCACGGACAATCCAGCTACCGCGGTAAGCCGCCTCCAGGTTGATCCGGTTGCGGCTTTGATACGTCAGCGTGTACTGCGACGCAGACGACTGGTTGTCGGTGCCCCAGCCAAGCCTTGCCTGAAAGTTGGCGAACGAGTCGTTAGTCTGCACCGGCTGCGTCACGCCAACCTTTTGATTTCGACGTGACTTTGACATGCTATGAGTAAATCCTGTTTTGTGGCTCGATTGAGCGGAATTAACCGGCGCCTAACCGCTCCCATTGAGCAAGGCCACGGCGACCGCCCAGCATGTCGTTGATGGCATCCGTCATCGGGTCAATCTGGTCGTCGTGCGCATGCGTGTCGTCTGCCGTGAAACTTTCGCATTCGGTCACGAAGTCGCTTATCCAATCGGCTTCAATCGGAATGCAGACGTTTCCGGAATCGATATGACTCACGACATCCATCACGCGCGTGAGCTTGTCTTTATTGCGCTCGATGCCTTCGATCGGAATGCCGCCGTCAGCCCGGATATCCTGGATAAGGCCGGTGCCGCTCGATTTGTCCTCGACTTTCATCTGTCGAAGCGCGGATGAATTCGCGCCAGACTCGGCGTTCAGATGCTTGTTCCAGAAGTCGATCGCGCGCTGCTTGAGGACTGGAGCAGTCCACTTGCCGCGGATCTGGTCAATCAGATAGGCGCGCTTGTCATAGCCGAATCCCCAGCACTGAAACACACTGAAGTCGTTTCGCTCGGCAGTCTTCTGGGCGGTGTCGGCATAAATCTTCCGATACTCGAATTGAGGCAACGCCCCATACCGAACAAACTTGCCCGACTGGATAATCCCGCCGCCCAGTGGTGTAGGTCGCTGCATGTACTGCCCGCTGAAGACGTAGCGATCGGCCTTCTCGGACGCCAGCAGATCCTGTAGCGGTTCCTTGTACGGCCAGTAGCTGAACCGGCCGTCTTCATCGCGCTCCGAACTGTCCACCAGCGGCTGGATATGCTCAGGAAGTTTCGCGACATACTCATCCGTGATGAGCGCGGGAATCTCGATGCACGTCCAGTCACCCGGCACACCGCCGGACTTGATGAAGCCCGTAGGGTCTTCCTCAGCCAGGCGCTGCATGATCATGACGATCGGAGTATCGGGATTGGCCCGACGACTCTTGACCGTGGAGATGATCTTGCGGTTTGCCTTGTCGCGATTGGTCTTGCTGTAGGCGTCCTCAACCTTGAGCGGGTCGTCGATCAGGATGGCGCCTTGCCAGCCTTCGGCCATGTGGCCGGCACGGAAACCGGTGATCTGGCCGCCTAGGGAGGTGGCATAGACGCCACCCGCCTTCTTGCCAGCATCCTCGACGTTCCAGCGCTTCTTCGAATCCGCATCCGTCGCGATCTTGCGCGGCCAGAGTTGCTGGTATTCCTCGGAGCGGACGACTTCACGCGCCGTTTCGGAGTTCAGTACCGCGAGGTCATCCGAATACGAGATGTGCAGGAAGCGGGCTCTGGCATTCAGAGCCAGTCCGCGCGCGATCAGGTTGATCACCACCTC